CCGACCAGGCTCGGGTTCTCCACGGACAAGCCGAAGTCCGCACGCCACAGCACGCTGGGCAGCACGAGCGTCGTCGGATCCACCGGCACGGCCGGCACCGGCACGCGCGCGCTACCGTCGCCCAGCAACAGCGAGAAGTCGTGCGTGGTGTGGAACACTGGCCGATCTCCGCCGATCTCAGGCGCCCGAGGCCGGCACGCGCAGCAGCACCACCCGGGCCGTGGCGTCCGCCGCCAGCGCGGCGAGTACGGCGATGCCGACCTGGAAGTTGCCGGTAGCCGTGGTGGTGATGCGGCGGTTGGTATTGTCCCAGAAGACGCGGGCACCGGCGTTGATGGCGAGCGACGGCTCCTTGGTGATGTCGAACACACCCTTGGTGGCGATTTCGATCACCGCATTCTGGGCACCGTCGACGGCGGCGACGCCGAACAGCGCGCCGACCAGCATGCCCTGGCCGGAGGTGACGCCGCCGGCATACGGCACCGCGGCCGCCAGGCTGTCGCCCGGCTGGATGAAGTTGCGCATGGAGGTTCTCCTGGGGTGGTGGGACGGGCGCGGTCGCGGGCTCAGCCCTGCCCATTGCAAATGGTAGTGGATTTCACTATTATCGACGCATGGACGAGATGGTCTCCGCCACTGAGGCAAACCGGTCCTTCTCCCACCTGCTGCGGCGGGTGAAGGAGGAAGGCCAGGCGTTCACCGTGACCTCGCACGGCGGGCCGGTGGCGCGGATCGTGCCCTGCAAGGCGGCGGAAGCGGATCGGATGGCGGCGCGCGCCGAACTGCTGGCGCGCCTTGAGGGCCAGGCCGTCGAGAACATTGGCCGGTGGCGCCGCGACGAGCTCTACGAGCGCTGAGATGCGGGTGGCCCTCGACACCAACGTGCTCGCCTATGCAGAGGGCGTGAACGGGACCGACAACAAGACCATCGCGCTCGACATCCTGAAGGGCTTCGCCGAGCACGAACTGATGGTGCCTGCCCAGGCGCTCGGCGAGCTGTTCGTCGTCCTCACCCGCAAGGCAAAGCGGGATGCGGCTGTGGCCCGTAGTGCGGTGCTCGGCTGGTCGGACAGTTTTTCGCTGATCGACACGACGCCTGCGGTGATCCTCGAGGCGATGGAACTGGTGACCACGCATCGCCTCGCCTTCTGGGATTCGGTGATGCTGGCCGGCGCCGCCCAGGCGGGCTGCCGCATGCTCCTTTCGGAGGACATGCAGCATGGCTTCACCTGGCGCGGCGTGACGGTTCAGAACCCCTTCGACACCATCAAAATCTGACAGGCCGAAGAGGCGGCTATCAGACCCCCGGATTGAACCAGGCGCCGCGGTAGTCGATGGCGCCGACGCCGAAGTCGAAGATCACGCTGACCTCGACGCCGTCGACGCCGGAGACCGGGCCGGTGCTGACCTGCGGCCCCTCGGCGCCGTTGAGGTAGCCGTAGACATAGACGGGCGTGGCCAGCGGATCGGCGAACAGATACCAGCGATTGGCGGGGATCAGCGGCTCGACCAGCGGCTGGATGAAGCCGGCATAGACGTTGGCGTTGATGGTCTGGGTCGCGGAGACGGCGACGGTGAGCTGGCGTGCCGGCAGCTCCTGGTTCGGACCGACCAGCAGGCGCATCGCCGAGCCGAGTGCGATCGGCAGGCCGTCGAGCGTCTTCTGCTTCATCACCGCGGCGCGGCCGGTGGCAACGTTGGTGAGGTCGAGCACGGTGCCAGCCAAGGCCTTGTTGCCGCGTGCTGCGGCGGTGGCAAAGACCGGGGCGGCACCCGTCGCCAGCGTTGGACCGTCGCCGCTGGCGCTGTTCAGCAGCGCATAGGCGATGGCGTTCTCGAAGTCGGCGACACGCCGACCGATTGCGGAGGCGAAGTCGGTGAAGGCCCCGAGGTCGTCATTCACCAGCATGGGCCGGGTGACCCGGATGCGGCGGGCGAAAGTTTGCAGGAGCACGATCTCCTGGCTCTCGGACATGGTCCCGGCCTGGATCTCGCCATTCTCGGCCAGCGGCAGGAGCGTCGGGAAGTCGCCGACGCGGAGGTGGCGGTGCGGCTTGAAGTCGCGGAAGTCCCGCCGCAGGAAAATCTGGCGGTAGGTCGGCTGCGCGGGCTGGTAGGCGGCAAGCAGCATCTTGTTGGCGGCGGCCGACAGCAGCAGCGGGAAGTCCGACGTGGTGTGGAAGGCGCGCTCGGCGAGCTGGACCGGGTTGCGCGGGACGTTCCGGTCACCCCGGCGGCGCAGCAGCTCCGCGACCATGTCGGAGGGGCGCCAGCCCATGAATTCGGCGTGCCGGCCGGATCCGCCGGGCAGGTAGCCAGGCATGGACCGCGCCGCCAGCGCCTCGGCCATGGCATCGACCAGCATGGCCGGATCGTCGTTGCCGGGTCCCGTCTCCGGTCGGGCGGGCAGGCTGGGCTTGGGGGCGGTGCTGGTAAAGGCTTCCCACAGCCGTGCGCGCAGTACTTCCGCCGATACGCGCTCGCGGATGGCGGCTTGGCGAAGCGTACCAACGACTTCGTCGGCCAGCAGACCACGCGCGGCGGCGAGCACCGGCTCGTAGCTGGCGATACGCTCGGCAGTGGCGCGCTCGGCCTCTGCGCGGATCGCTTCGACGTCAGGCGGCGCAACTGCGGGTGCAGCAGCAGGTGCGGGCGCCGCCACGGGCGGCGTCATGACAGGCGGCGTGGCCGGGGCGGCAGTCACCGGCGGAGCGGCCTCGGGCGCGGGCGTATCGGGCATGGAAGAATCCTCTGGCAGGGCAGGTTCGGTGGCGGTGTGCTGGGCGCCCTGGCTCCCCTCACCGCGAATGGCAGCAGCCGGGTCGACCGGGACCGGCACGACGGAGATCTCGAAGGGCTCCCAGTCGACCGCGCGATGGACGGTTTCGCCGGTTGCCGTGTCCGGCACTGGCTCGTAGCGATGCACGCGGTAGCCGACGCTGATGCCGCGGAGCGTCCCGTCCGCGATGCGCTGCCAGACGGGCTCGACGTCCGCGGCAGTGCTGAATTGCAGCATGGCAAAGCCGCAGCCCCGATCGAGGCGGGCCCCAATCACCCGGCCGAGCACGTCACGCGCATCGCCGCGGCGGTGGGTGTTCAGCACCGGAGCGCCGCCCGAGCGGAGCGCATCCATGCGCACCGCGTTCGGTGACATCTCCAACTCCTCGGTGATCAGGCCGAGGCTCTGGACGTAGTTCCGCGCCCTAGCGCCGGTGGACCACACCACCTCGACCGTGCGGGCCTGCCGATCGACCGTCGCAGGGGCAGCGATGGCCCGCTGCGCGGTGATCAGCGCGACAGGCATCTCCGGAGCGGGGTTATCCCCGCCCGAGTCAGAAATCTCGGTCATCGCGAAGTCCTATGGCTGTGTCGGCGCTGGCACTGCGCGAGGTGCCGCTGCGCCCGTGGCGGCGATCTCGACTGCCGCCATCTGCGCCGCGTCCTGCGCGCTGCCGGACTTCGCGACGCGCCGCGGATCGGTGTCGAGCGACAGGCCCGCATCGTCGAGCAGCGCGTTTGCCTCGCGGATCATCTCGACCGCCTGGCGAAAGTCGTAGCCGAAGGCCCCCGCGGCCTCCGGCTGCGGCACAAAACCCGCTCGGACCTGGGCGATCAGCGCCGTCGTGTCCTTCAGCGGATCGATCATCTCGTGCGCAGGGGGCACGTGGCTGACGTCGGCGGGCACATCGGCGCCCCACACGCCGAGCAGGGCACCCTGGGCGTGGAACCGCTCGGCGATCGGCCGGACGAGCATCGGGATCAGCATGCCGTACTGAACCTGCTCGCACAGACGGCGGAACTCGATCTTGCCGGCACGCAGCGACGAGTAGTTGGCCTGCGTCAGGTCGCCGGACACTTGGTCGTAGGTGAGGCCGGCGCCGACCGCGGCGGCTTCCAGGGCGCGCTTCGCGAAGGCGGCATGGCTGCCGCCGCCGGACGGGTTCACCACCTCCACCGAGCCCATGCCGCGGCGGTACAGGATCATGCCGGGCTCGAAGGATTCGACGGTGCGGCCCTGCGCGTCCTTCAGCAGGCCCGCGGCGGCGCCGGTCAGTGCTTCCTCGCCCTCCTCGGTCACCACCGCGGCGAGGCATGCCTCGATCTTGGCCTTCATCAGCAGCGCGGCCTCATAGTCGCCCAGATCCCGCAGCCGCAGCAGCACGGGCGCGAGCCAGGACACGTCGCGCAGCTGGCCGGGGCGGCGCTTGCGATAGATGTGCAGCACGTCCGTCGCCGGGATGCGCTCGCTGCCGAGCCAAGTCGCCCCTGGCAGCAGCCAGGAGGCGCCGGGATGGATACGGTGCAGCCAGTAGCCTGTCGGCTCACCGGCCTCGCCGAGCGCAATGCCTTGGATCGTCGGTGTACCGGCGATCATGCCGTTGCGCGCTGTGTCGAGGTGGTCGCACTCCAGCACCTGCAAGCGCAGGCCGATCGGGTTGGCCGGCGTCGGCGGCGCCAGCAGCAGGCGAACGAAGCACTCACCGCTCTCCACCACGGCCCGCATGGCCAAAGCCTGGAGGCCATAGAGATCCAGCCGTCCCTCGGCATCGCAGGCGGTGCTGTCGGCCCAGCGGCGCCAGGCGTCGGCGTGAGCCTTGTCCGGCCAGCGGGTGGTGATGCCGGCGCCGACAGCGTTGCCGGTCCACAGATCGACGATGCGGGTGGCATAGGGGTCGTTGCGGACGGCGTCGCGGGCGCGGCGCGCGACGGTGGCTGCCGCCGCTCCCACCTCCGTCGTGGCGCTGCCGCCGGACGGCGCCCATTGCGCGGACGTCCGGACATCCTGCGCAGCGGCATAGCCGCGGAATGCGCGCCAGGCGGTGCGCAGCCGGTCGATCACGCGCCGGCCCCGCGGGAGAAGCTGGCGAAAGTGGTCGCAGGCCGGCGAGCCGCCGTATTTTCAGCTCCGTGGCCGGCGATCAGCGCGCGGGCGATTTCCGCCAGGCTGCGATACTCGACAGTGCGCCCCTCGACCGAGACACGCGTGGTGCCGCCGGTGAAGGCATCCGCCAGGCCGCGCCAGCGGGTACCGGACGGCTGGGCCAGCGCCCAGGCGAGGATGATCGGGTCCAGCATGAAAAATCCTCAGCGGAGCCAGCCTGAGCGCGGCGCGAGCCAGCCGCTGGGGCGGGTCGAGGCCGCCGCCGGTGCTGCTGGAGGTAGCGGAGCGACATTCCCGCCGATGGAAATGGAGCGTGGCCCCGCCACCTCACTCGGTTGCAGCGGGGCGTTGGCGGCCTGTTCGCGCAGCTGCGTCCAGAACCGCTCGCCATACCGATCCGCGCCGAGCAGCCACAGCGCGGCGCGTGCCAGCACCGCGCAGTCCAGCGCCTCGTTGCGCTCCCTGAGCTTGACCCATTCCTGCCGGGCAAAGCCGCGACGGTCCTTCACCGTCTGCAGCTGCTCGGCGACCAGCTGCTTGACCCAGTCGACCTCGATGGCGCGCGGCAGGTGAACCCAGCCGGGCGGGAACTCGTCGGCTTCGCCGCGGCCAAGCCAGAGCCGGCGGTACAGGTCCGCCTTCCAGGTCGAGACCGAGACGGTCCAGAGTTTCAGCCCGCGCCGCAGCTTGCGGCCATCGACAAGCGCATCCACCGGCGTCGGGCCCTGCACCGGCTGCGCACGGTTCCAGCCATCCACGCCCTTGGTCGGGGCGATGCGTGGATCCCGCAGCCGTCGCAGGTGACCGTATACGGCGGCGGTGTCGCGACCGCCGGTGTCGACGCAGGCTTTGGCGATGCGAACGGGGCTGCCTCCGGCGCGCAGCCAATCGCGAGCCAGTAGCCGGGCCAGCGCATCCCAAGGTCCCTGCTCGCGAGGACTGCCCAGGATCACGACATGATCGACCAGCCAGGACGAGAAGCCTTCGGCCCAGCCCCATACGTCGCATTCCAGCCGATCGTCCTGGACATCGATGCCAGCGGTCAGCACCAGCGCGCCGTCCGGCACCGCGCCGAGAGAAAAATCCTCGCGCCGCTCGACCAACCGCTCCCAGTCCGGTGCCTCGCCCTGCTCCTGCCAGGTCTCGCCAAGCACCGTATTCTTGAAGGTCTTGAGGTCCTCGGCCTTGCCTTGGGCCGACTCCCAGTCGCGCGCGATCTGCTCCCACGACAGCCAGCCCACCGGCGAGTACAGCGCCGAGATGTGGAACCCGACTGTGTGCGGATCCTCAGCGACGGCTGTAGGCCGCCACTGCCCACCGGCCAGCATGGCGGTCTTGTGATGCTCCTCAATCGGCGCGTCGCAGGCCTCGCAATGGTATCGGACCGAGCGAGGATCGCCCTTCTCCCAGCGCAGGCGATCGAACTTGAGCCACTGCATTTCTGCGCAGTGCGGGCACGGCACGAAGTACCGGCGCTGGTCCGAGGCGGCATACTCCCGCTCGATCCGGCTGCGGCCAGAAATGGTCGGGGTCGAGACCAGGAACGCCTTGCGGCGCCAGCCAAAGGTGCGCGCGCGAGCCTCGGCCAGGGCGATCGGGTCGCCCTCGCCCTCGACGTCGCCGGGATATGCGTCGATCTCGTCCAGGAACAGGTAGCGCGCAGTCATCGAGCGCAGGCCGACTGCGCTGTTGGCGCCGGTCAGCACCAGGATACCGCCGGGAAACTCCTTCGACAGCAGCGTATTGCCGCTGTCGCGCGCGCGGGCTGGCGCCACGCGCTCCTTCAGCGCCGGGGTTTCTTCCAGCAGCGGGTCGATGCGCTGGCGGGAGAACCGCTTCGCCAGTTCGACGGTGGGCTGCACCGCCAAT